GGCTTATCGTGGTGGTGTGAACTATGAAGATGTTCTGGGTACTACCGCAATTTGGGATAGTATCATCTATCGCCTTTTGTATAATCAACAAACCGTAGTTCCCCCAAAGATTGAGAAACCCAAAGGTGACTATGCTGGTGGTTATGTGAAAGAACCACAAGTCGGTTCCCATGAATGGGTTACCTCGTTCGACCTGAACTCCCTGTATCCTATGATTATTGTTCAATACAATATGTCGCCCGAAACTGTGGTTGATGGTCTGGTGCATACTTCGGTAGAACATATGTTACGTGGTGTGACTGAGACTGACCCTAACTATGCTCTTGCACCAAGCGGTGTTCGTTTCAGTAAAGATAGAGAAGGTATCATTCCTAGTGTGATTCGACAGTACTATAGTGAACGTAGACAAATTAAGAAGGCGATGTTGGAAGCGCAACAAGAATATGAACAGACTCCCACCAAGGCCTTGTCTAATAAGATTGCGACCCTAGACAACCAACAAATGTCCATCAAGATTCTTATGAACAGTCTCTATGGTGCATTGGGTAATCGATGGTTCAGATACTTTGACCAACGGGTTGCTGAGTCTATTACTCTTGCGGGTCAGTTGTCAATCAAATGGGCAGAACGAACAGTCAACAGAGAGATGAACAAACTTCTCTCGTCAGACGATGTTGACTACGTTATTGCGATTGACACTGACTCTCTTTATATTAACATGGGTGAACTAGTCAAGAAGTTTAACCCCAAAGACCCCGTGAAGTTTCTTGATAAGATTTCTTCGGAACACTTCGAAGACGTTCTAAAGAAAACCTACCAAGACCTTGCTGACTATACTAATGCATATGTGAATCGTATGGAGATGGGTCGTGAGGTGATTGCTGACCGTGGTATCTGGGTTGCAAAGAAACGATACATCTTGAATGTCCACAACTCTGAGGGTGTTCAGTATGCAGAACCAAAACTCAAGATGATGGGTATCGAAGCTATTAAGTCATCCACTCCCATGGTTGTGCGTGATAAGATGAAGGAGATGTTCCGCATACTGGTGAAGGGTACTGAGACTGAGACGCAATCGTTCATTACTAAATTCCGTAATGAATTCTCTTCCCTACCTGCCGAAGATATCTCGTTCCCTCGTGGAGTGAGTGATGTTAAGAAGTGGGCAGACCGTAAGGTTATTTACAAGAAGGGTACGCCCATTCATGTGCGTGGTGCGTTATTATACAATCACTACACCAAAGACATCTCTCGTTATGAAACCATCAAAAATGGTGAGAAGGTGAAGTTTGTCTATCTCAAGACACCCAATCCTATCAAAGAAAACATTATTTCATATCCTGTTAACTTGCCTCGTGAACTTGCGTTGGATAGATATGTGGACTATGACAAGATGTTCTCCAAGACCTTTCTTGACCCCCTAGAACCTATATTGACTGCGGTTGGTTGGTCAGCTGAACCTCAAGCATCGTTAGAGGATTTCTTCGGATAGTGCTTGACTTTTAAAGGACGTTATGTTATTATATACACAATGAAATATTCTCTTACAATATTCAAGAACACGTTTGACAACCAGACCCATCGGCGTATGGTCTTCGAGTCGTGGACTGAGTTTGAGAAGTTATTATATGATTTATCCAATAGGGAGGGTAGAAAAGGTGGTAGAGATAGTAGTCCTCTTATCAGTCCTGCTAGTTACTACGATGTTACTACTAGGTCTAATAAAAATGTTTCTTCGTGGGGTGGTTGGGCTTGTCTTGACGTTGATGATTATGTTGTACATAGTGATACCACTCGCAGTCCTGTTGAGTGCTTAAAACAACAACTACAGGAAAGGTATGGTCGATTCTACTATGTGTGTTACAATACCGCATCATCTAAGACTGAACAACCTAAGTTTAGATTAGTGTTCCCATTGACCCGAAAGGTGGATAGAAAAGACTTACCACACTTCTGGTTCTCTATGAACAAACAATTTGATGGATTGGGAGATAAACAGACAAAAGATTTGTCACGGATGTATTATGTCCCCGCACAATATCCTGACGCATATAGTTTCATATTTACCAACGAGGGTGTACATCTTGACCCTGATATGTTGATGGACAAGTATTCGTTTGTTGAACCGCAGGGCAGAACCTTTATGGATAGGTTACCACCTGAGTTACAGAAAGCGGTGATGGAACATCGTAAGAATTCACTAGACAATACTGATATTACTTGGACATCGTATCGTGACTGTCCGTTCTTCCCAAGAAAGTTGGAGAACGAATATCGTGCGATTACTAACACTGGGTGGTATCATAAAATGTATCAGATTATGATTGCGGTGGCTGGTAACGCAATCTCAAAAGGTTATCCCATTTCCTCATCTCAGATTGCACAGATGTGTTCTGAGTTGGACTTGGAAACTGGTAACTGGTATGAAAACCGACCACTTAATAAAGAGGCAGACAGAGCATTGGAGTACATATATCGTAATGGTTAAGAAATGGGAAGTAGTACAGGGACGTAAGTCCGAGAAAGATAAGATACTTTTGTATCAAGGTCAAGCAGTTGCATTTCGTGATGTTGCAATGATGTGTATCTTCTTTATGGAAAATGAAGACAATTTGTATCCGCCCTCTCATGGGTTGAAGGGAGCAGAGATGTTTAAGGACTATATAAAAGAAGTATTAGAGACAAGATGTGTACCTACAGATAGTAAGTACGCTATCAAAAAGAATCACGGTGTGGTGAAAGTATGAGAATTTTAATTACAGGTGCGGCTGGTTTTATCGGTAGTCACCTTGCAGATACACTATTGGATGATGGGTTTGATGTTGTTGGATTGGACAACTTTAATGATTTCTATGACCCTTTATTGAAACATGATAGAGTACAGTATTTTGGTCACCAAGTTTTTAACTGCGACCTAAAAGACTTTGATGCTCTTGACGAAGCATTCAATAAACTGCGACCTGACATCGTTATGCATTTAGCTGCACGTGCAAATGTGCGTGACTCTTTTGGTAAGGAAGTAATTTATCACAAAGATAATATTGATGCTACTCAGAATCTTATTGAAGTATGTAAGATGTATGATGTCGCTAAGGTTGTATATGCATCAACCAGTTCTGTATATGGTGGTACACCAATTCCAGCAACAGGTTGGGTAGAAGACGAAGTCACAGGACACCAGTTGAATGCATATGCATACTCAAAGTATGTCAATGAATGTCAGTTTAAAATATCTGGTCTAAACAATGTAGGTCTACGTTTCTTTACCGTATATGGGCCTTGGGGTAGACCTGACATGGCACTGTTTGATTTTACTAAGAATATTGTTGCGGGTAACCCTATCGAGGCATTTAACTATGGTAAGATGAAGCGTGACTTTACCTATATCGGTGATATCATTGAGGGTATTAAGATTGCAATGTTTACTAATACTAATCCGAACGAAATTTATAATATCGGTAGAGGTAGACAAGTTGAATTGATGCATTTTATTAAGTGCATAAGTAAAGAACTAGGAAGAGAGGCAGACGTGGTTCTCGCTCCTCGACATCCCGCTGATACACTAGAAACATTTAGTAACACAGCAAAAATAAGAGAACTTGGATATAAACCCAAAGTAAACATTGAGGTGGGTGTTGACGCATTCGTTCGATGGTACAAAGAATATTACGGAGTAAATTAATGAGTGAAGCAGAATGGGTAGATGGTGGTGATGGATATGAATATCCAAAGGGTTCGAGAAATGTTGACCCCAATGGAATTCCACAGGAAGTTGCCCTTAAATTAAAGATTGGTATTGTTGGACATGGATTTGTTGGTGGTGCGGTGGACTACGCATTTACCCATCCAGAAATTGAGAAGTTTTATGTTGACCCGAAATATGGGACAACTATTGATGACCTAGTTGATTGGCAACCTCATGTATCATTTATTTGTGCCCCAACACCAATGGCAGAAAGTGGATTTGTTGATGCATCAATTGTAGAAGATGCCGCTCTGAAACTATTGGAACATACCGAAGGTGGTGTTGTTGTCAAATCAACAATTACTCCAGACATTGTTGACCGTTTATATTCGTCCGTATTTGAGGATGACATCAAACGACTAACTATCAACCCTGAGTTCTTGACTGAGTCAAATGCGAAGGAACAGTTTGTTAATGCTAAGTATCACGTAATCGGTGGCCACCCTGACGCATGTCAAGGTCTTGCACAGTTATATGATGTGTATAGTTTATGTACCGCATCCGAGTATCTCTTTACGTCTGGCCCTGAGGCTGCGTTTGTGAAGTATGGTGTGAACTCATTCCTTGCAACTAAGGTAACGTTCTTCAACCAACTCTATGATGCGATTCAGAAGTTTGGTTGTAACTTCCCCACGGTTGCTAATGCGATTGGTAAGGATGAGAGAATTGGTATCGGTCATACACGTGTGCCTGGTTATGATGGTAAACGTGGTTATGGTGGTGCCTGTTTTCCCAAGGATACAAAAGCATTCACTTTGTTTGATACTGACTTGACTTTAATTGAAAAGTGTGTTACTATAAACAACAATTACAGAAATAAATATGAACTAGACGAACGTGAGGAGTCAAATAATGTCAAGTATGATGGACAAGCTGAAGAAAAACAGCAAGATAAAAACAACGGAAGTACTGTCGGAGAGTAAGTTCTTCACAGAAAAAGATATGGTGCCAACCAATGTTCCTATGGTGAACGTTGCGTTAGCAGGAAGTATTGACGGTGGTGTCACGCCAGGACTTACAGTTCTAGCGGGCCCGAGTAAGCACTTCAAAACATCTTTCGCACTGCTTATGGCAAGTGCGTATCTAGATGCAAAGAAGGACGCAGTAATGCTCTTTTACGATAGTGAGTTTGGTAGTCCCCAATCTTACTTTGAGCAATTCGGGATTGATACCTCACGGGTGTTACATACACCCATCGCCAATGTCGAGGAACTCAAGTTTGACTTAATTGGACAACTTGAGAACATTGACCGAAACGATGACGTAATTATTGTTATCGATTCAATTGGCAATCTCGCATCCAAGAAAGAACTAGAAGATGCGATTAACGAGAAGTCGGTGGCAGATATGTCCCGTGCTAAAGCGCTTAAAGGTTTGTTCAGAATGAGTACACCGTACCTAACTATGAAGAACATTCCGATGCTTGCCGTCAACCACACTTATAAAGAAATTGGTCTATTCCCGAAGGATATCGTTGGTGGAGGCACAGGGATTTATTACAGTGCAGACAACATCTGGATTCTTGGTCGTAGACAGAATAAGACGGGAACTGAGGTTACAGGATATGATTTCGTCATTAATGTTGAAAAGTCAAGATATGTTAAGGAGAAGTCTAAGATTCCTATTAGTGTTTCTTGGGAGGGTGGCGTTGAGCGTAACTCTGGTTTGTTGGACGCTGCTCTTGCTGGTGGTTATGTCAGTAAGCCTAGTAATGGGTGGTATTGTAGAGTTGACCGCTCGACTGGAGAATTGGTTGACCCCAAAGTAAGGGAGAAGGATACTCTCAAAGATGAGTTCTGGGCACCTATTTGGTCTGGTACAGACTTTGCAGACTTCCTACAGTCCCAATATTCAATTACCAAAAAATCATTAGTATCAATGGATGATATTGTAGATGAATGAGATTGAGTCAAAGTTAAGTGAGAAGATTCACTATGAGATTATTCCAGCCGATGATGAACACGGTTGGAATATTCGAATACTAGAAGAGTATCCTGAAACGGTTATCTCTTTTGGTACTATTGAATTTCTTGGAGAAGAAGACCAAGACGGTCATCTCTCTTTCAACTTCAGTGTAGTTGAATCACCTGACCCAGATTTATCACCAGAAGACTTGCCTTTTCAAGCATATGTTGGTAGAATACTAGGTTCAGTAATTGATACTTCTATCAATGAAGGAACGATGGTTGCCCATGACCAGAAAACGGGTGAAATATTAGCAACCGAAGAAATGACTGAGGAGTTAGACGAACTATATAATGAATATCAATCTAGAACAGACAGTACTGCGGAACTTATTGACCAATGATGAATATATGCGGAAGGTTCTTCCGTTTATTTCACCTGACTACTTCGATGGAGTCTACAAAGGACTCTTTAAAGAAGTCACAAAGTTCGTAGCCAAATACAACAAACTACCTAGTCTTGAATCATTCAAGATTGAGATAGACGAAAACAATTCGATGGGTGATGATAACTATCGCATTGCGTTAGACCTACTACCCAACATCTTTACCGCAGAACCAGAAAACCTCGAATGGTTGATTGAACGCACTGAGAAGTGGTGTCAAGACCGTGCAGTTTATAATGCTGTCATGGAGTCAATCAACATCATCGATGGCAAACATGCGACACTTCAAAAGAATGGAATACCTGAGATATTGAGTAAGGCCTTGGGCGTTACCTTTGATACCAATATTGGTCACGATTATCTTGCTGATGTCGATAGACGTTATGAATTCTATCATGAACAGGAAGAACGTATTCCGTTTGACCTTGACTACTTCAATCAGATTACCAAGGGTGGTCTACCAAACAAAACACTAAACATCGCACTTGCGGGTACTGGTGTTGGTAAGTCATTGTTTATGTGTCACATGGCTGCATCTGGTTTATCACAGGGTCACAATGTACTCTATATTACCATGGAGATGGCAGAGGAACGTATCGCAGAACGGATTGACGCAAACCTATTGAACGTGCCTATTGACCAATTGGAGAATTTATCTAAGACTATGTTCACCGACAAGGTGCAACAGATTCAAGCGAAGACTCAAGGTAAACTTATTATCAAGGAGTATCCGACTGGTCAAGCAAACACGTCACACTTCCGTGCGTTGTTGAATGAGATGAAGTTGAAGAAGAACTTTGTTCCTGAGATTATCTTTGTTGATTATCTGAACATCTGTTCCTCTGCACGTATGAAAGGTATGGGTGGTGCTATCAACTCTTATTCTTATATCAAGTCTATTGCAGAAGAGTTACGTGGACTCGCAGTTGAGTTCAATGTTCCTATCATGTCTGCAACCCAGACTACACGTAGCGGTTATTCTAATGACGATGTTGGTCTAGAAGATACGTCCGAATCATTTGGACTACCCGCAACTGCTGACCTAATGTTCGCACTCATCTCAAATGATGAACTGAACAATCTTGGTAAGATAATGGTCAAACAGTTGAAGAACAGGTATAACGACCCGACTCGACATAACAGGTTTACTATAAAGATTGACCGCAGTAAGATGCGTCTCTCCGATGATGATGATGAGGAAATGATTCCTAGTCATGACCCCGACAAAGGATGGGATGATAAACCTATATTTGATAACAGTTCTTCTGGTAAGAGGATGTCTCAAGAAAACAACAAGTTTAAAAACTTTAGGATGGAATAATGGATTATGTATGGCCAATATCAACCGTGGTACTTATGTTCATATCCTACTGGGTCGGTAAGATTCATGGGTTTGTGCATGGCGAGGACGAGGGTTTCAATGAAGGTATTAAACAAGGAACTCCTGTAGTTGCAACCGCAATACTACGATGGGTGCGTCAAGAAAAGGATATAAATATCAGTGACCCTGAAATTAAAGAAATAATCGATAACATAAATGTTGAATGGAAAAATGATAAATGAGTGAAGTAAATCTAATTGCATTAAGTAAACCGTCCGCAGTGACAGATTGCCGAACCGCAACTGAGTTGGTGGCATATACTGCTAGGGTGAGTAATCCCAGTAATCAGAATAATACAAAGACGGCTCCTAAGTTGTTGAAGTATCTGATTAAAGAGAACCATTGGTCTCCCTTTGAGATGGTGCATATGACTATGGAGATTAAGACTACTCGTGATATTGCACGACAGATTCTACGTCATCGCTCGTTCTCATTCCAAGAGTTCTCTCAACGGTACGCTGTGAGTGAGAACATTGATGTTGTTCGTGAAGCACGTCTACAGGATGAGAAGAACCGACAGAACTCTATTGTAACGGATGACACACATATCAAACATGAGTGGCGTCATACTCAAGCGAGGGTACGTAACTTCGTGAAGAAAGAGTATGCTGCCGCACTTGATATGGGTATCGCAAAAGAACAGGCACGTGCATTGTTACCCGAAGGTTTGACCGAAACTACTCTTTATATGGCTGGTAGTCTACGTAGTTGGATTCACTACTGCGACCTTAGACGTGCGAATGGCACTCAGAAGGAACACATGATTGTTGCAGAACAGTGTTGGGACGTTGTGAAGGGACACTTTCCAGAAATTGCAGATATGACCAATGACTGAGATTGTAATCCGAAACAAACATCTACTAGAGATGCTTGATAAGACTGTTGATATGTTTCTTGAACATAGAGAACTGTGTGAAGAGTTATCGGATAGTTTACAACGTGACATTCCAGTACAGGAGTGGGAGAGATTCTGCCAAGAGGATTATCTGCATGAGATGATTGCGAAGGGAGATGACCACAAAGGGTTTCCTGAAAAGGGTTATGGGTTTCAAGTATCACATGGGGTCAAACACAGGCCCGATGTGTTTGAACCATTAATGAAATGGACTAAGACCGAACTCCCAATGCAGTTTGGTGCAAGGTCAAACTCTCTCACATCCTACTATCCACCCAATGGATTTGTGGGATGGCATACCAATTGGAATGCCCATGGGTATCAAATCATTCTCACGTGGAGTGAAGATGGTGATGGGTATTTTTCTTATTATGATAGAAAGTCTGATACGATTATCACCGAACCAGATGTTAAAGGATGGCAGGCAAGATGGTACAGGTTTGGTCGTAAAGATGAACCCCAACATCATTGTTGGCATACTGCATGGACAAACTGTCCACGATTCACCCTTGCGTTTAAGTTTCCTTACCACATAGGTGGTGACGTATACGAAGATGCAGCCCTTGATGCGATAAATGATTTTGTAGAAGAGTTAGAAACTGCTTGACTTTTTAGTATTGTGATGATATACTGTATGTATGATTATGAAAAGACTAGTGATAGGAATCGCTGTGCTCAGTATATTGGGTTCAGTATCAGGCGCAACAGAAAATAACGTTGAAATCCCGTTTATCTATTCAGATAAAGCCGTTCAATGTCTTGCACTCAACATCTATCATGAAGCACGGAACGAATCCTTTGCAGGACGAGTTGCGGTTGCTGATGTGACAGTAAATCGCATGTATGATAGTAGATATCCGAATACGATATGTGGTGTTGTACATCAAGCGAAACTGAGTAAATGGCATCTTGAACAAGGACGTGAAGTACCACTGAGACATATGTGTCAGTTCAGTTGGTATTGTGATGGAAAGTCTGACCAACCCAATGATGGAGACAGTTGGTTAAAGTCGAAAAGATTAGCACAAAACTTCTTGACTTATGGGGAATTTCGTGGTATAACAGAAGGTGCAACACACTATCATGCAACCTATGTCAAACCTGATTGGGTTAATGACCGTGGTATGAGTATGGTGGGTAGTATCGGTGAACATATATTTTATAGGTGGAACTAATGATTGATTACAAATATAACGAAGACAAGGCAATTAGAGAATTGTCTGAATATATCGATGGCACATATGGAGAACACTACTCGAAGAATAAGTTTCAGGCAACTGAGTTTATTATCGATGGCGGTCATGGTGATGGGTTCTGTATCGGAAACATCATGAAGTATGCACAACGATATGGCAACAAGAATGGTTATAATCGTGCAGACTTGATGAAGGTCTTACACTATGCAATCATTCAGTTGCATGTACACGACCATTACGAGAGGTAATCTATGATGGAGTATTTTGTCGGTACGATTGTATTGTTGATAGGATTCTTCTTTATGTACATGTCAATACACATGGAAGAAGAAAAACGGGAAGGTCGTTACCTTCCATTGCCTTGGGAACAGGGTGGCTGGATGCACAAAACCCAAAGAAAGATATTTGATAAATCAGACATCAAATATCGTGACGGAGATAACACGTAAATTATTTTCAAAAAACCCTTGCCAAAAGTTGCTCTTGTTGTTATAATAAGTACATAAAGTCAGAAAAGGAAATATTATGAATGTAATTAAATACGATATCTACGAGTCATTCAATAGGAATGGGTCATGCAGACAAGGTGAGATTACCACCACCTATGACACCCTTAACAACCTTTTTGGTACACCATCTTACACAGACGCAGACCCATATGAGAAGGTGTCTTGTGAGTGGGTTCTGAATGTCAAAGTCGGAGATGAAGACGATTGGTCTTATGAACAGGTTTCCATCTATGCATGGAAGTACGGTAGAATCCCTACCGAAGAGTGTCAGTGGAACATTGGTGGCCACAACTACAAAGCACAAGAGATTGTGGAGTCAATAATTGAATCGGGTATTGAACCCGCATATAGTGAGGTGGCGTAATGAGTAAGATGGGACAATTTGTTTTTGAGTGTCAGGAAATTGCAGAAAACAATTATAATGATACAAAGGAAAAGGTTATCTCTGAAGTCAAACAGACTTTTGAGGTATGGCAACAACCTTACGCAATTGATGTTGCGGTAAGTTGCTGGGAAGAAATTCAGTCAGATATGCAAAACTATTTCTGATTGGTAATATTAACTCTAACTAAGGAAATATGAGAAAGAGTAACTTTGATAGGAGACCACAACGTCCTAAACCAAAAGTGTGGCCTAAAGACGGTGCTAGGCAAGTCACCGTAAGATATGATGATGTCGAGACCGCCTTGAAAGTATTCAAGAGAAAGGTTAAGAAATCAGACATTCTCTTTGATATCAAGAAGAAGGAGTTCTTTGAGACAAGAAGAGAGAAAGGAAGAAAAGCTAAACTCGCTGCTATCAGGAGGGTTAAAAAGCAAAAAATGAAACAAGCAGAACTTGATGAAAGAATGAAGTTCCGTTACAGATAAATCAAAACTCTTATAAATATAGAAGTCAGGTAGACTTAACAAAGTAACAAGGGTGTGGATGTGTCATGAAAAAGACAAAAAGAATAAAATCCCGTCACGGGAATCTGTTGTTTGACAACAATAGTCCTTTTAAACAAAAGGTAGTACTCGATAAAACGAAGTACAACCGCAAAAAGAATCCCCGCAAAGTCGGGGATTTTTCTTATTGGTCTTTATTAAATTCTCTAAAGGGTCTAACCTTTCCATCATAGAATAACATTTTATACCAAGGAGTGTCCCTCTTCATGCGTGGAAGGGTGTACTCAAACTTCTTACCTTCCCTGTTAATCCAAACAACATGATATCCAATCCATCTTCTTGATGGATACCACTGCGCCTTCCCACCATTCACAATAATATTTTCTAGTGTCCAGAAATAACAGTTGTTCTTCTTAGTGAACAAACGTATTGGCCATGACCAGAAAAACACAATCATTAATGTGAATGTTATTAATTTTCTGTATAAAGTATCCATATAATTATATATATGGAAGTCGTTTCTTATAAATACCTACATGGAAAATGCATTTACTCTAATCAATGAATTGGGGTTTCCTATAGCCGCTGCACTGATTGGCGGTTTCTTTATGTTTCTGACTCTCAAGTATATAATGGACGGTGTTATTGGTCAGGTGAAATCTATTCGTGGAATAGTGGGAAGCCTTGATAACCGTGTAAAAACTATGAATCATGATATGGTTCGTATGGACACAACTATGTGTGTTGTTCTGGGAATAAGACCAGACCTAACCCGCATCAGTAGAGCTAATGGTAAAGAAGATGCGAGACGAGACTAATGATAGAATTTATAGACAGTATAAAGTCTTTCGGGTTTCCGATAGTATCAGCGGTGGGTATGCTGTATATGATTTACTTCGTGTGGAAAACAATCACCGAAGAAGTCGAGAAGAACTTAGATGATACACAAAAGACCTTAATTGGTTTGATTGACAGAATAAGAATGTTAGATAATGATATCATCCGATTGCAACAGAAACTAGATACTGCAATCGAATTAAAGAGAAAACAAGATGAAGAAAATAACTAAGTTTACCGTGATTGAAAAAATAGAATCGATTATATTATTGGTTTGTTTTGGACTTATGTTTTTTGTGTTTGCCGAAGTTTCGGCTGCACCGATTGAACATAAGTTTAAATCGCCGTCATTCAGTGGAGTGAACACTAGTTCTCATTATTTAACAATTGAGAACCAAGAAGCATCTCGTAAACAAGCCATAAAACAAGAGATAAAGGAATTACAGGAACAATTGGAAAGGGATGCTGAGAATACCACCCTTGCAAAATTTATTAGAAATGTGGAAAGTAGAATTTATTCTACCCTATCACGACAGATTGTAGACAGTATGTTCGGCGAGAATCCTAGTGATACGGGTTCATTTAACATTGAAGGTACAGGAATATCATACGTCAGAAATGGCGATAGTGTGGAGTTAACAATTACAGATGAGAATGGTAATACGACTGTTATCGTTATTCCTCTTGGGGACTTTGGTATCTAGTTGTACTTCTCTCGGTAGTGGAAACTTTGAGATACCACAGAGAGATGAACCAAGAATACAGGAAACATTACTCCAACAAGAACTGAAGAATGTTTCTAGTCCGAAGAGGAAACCGACAGTAGCTGTGTATCAGTTTACTGACCAGACGGGACAGAAAAGACAAAATAGTGGTGGTGGAACTTCGTTTAGTTCTGCGGTAACACAAGCACCTTCGGTGTACCTAATACGTGCATTGAAACGTGCAGCGAACGGAAATTTCTTTCGTGTTGTAGACCGTCAAATTATTGACCATGTCACTAGAGAAAGACAACTGATACGTCAAACTCGTCAAAGTTACGAGGGAGATGAATCTCAGAAATTACCAGCATTAACGTTCGCTGGGATGATAATTGCAGGAGGTATAGTAGGATACGATACTTCGATTGACACAGGTGGCGCTGGTGCTAGATACCTCGGTATTGGAGCGTCCCGTGAATTTAGTATTGATACTGTGACCGTAAATATACGGTTAGTGTCAGTTGCAACAGGCGAAGTCTTGCTTGATGTAATAACAAGTAAGACCATACTATCCACGGCTTTTGGTGGGGATGTATTTAAATTTATAGAGCAGGGCACCCAACTGGTTGAGATTGAATCAGGGGTGACTCAAAATGAAAGTGTTTCCATAGCGACCCAACGTGCTATAGAAACGGGAGTCCTTGCGCTCATTAATCGTGGAAACGACATGGGGTACTGGACATTTAACGGAGAAAATAAATGAACGTTAGGCATTTAAGTTTTGCTATGATGTTCGTAATCGGTTTTGCGTATGCAGACAATGAAATATATATTGACCAAGTAGGAGATGGGTCTTCGATTGACATCGTACAGGATGGTTCGGGGAACGTGATTGGTGGTTCTGCTTCAGACACCACTAAGATGTTACTTTCGGGTAGCAACATGGATTTCAATGTCAACATGACTGGTTCGGGTAATACACTGATAGGTGATATTATTGGTTCTGGAACTATCGTTGACCTTGATATCAATGGTTCGAGTAATGACCTGTTATTTGATATTGATAAAGGAAATGTGTATGGAGCTACCAATGGCGATTACTTCATTAATATCACTGGTGGTAATAACGCTTTAGACTTTGATATTGGTTCGATTGATACTGCCAACGACTTAGACTTTGACTTTGTCTTGGATGGTGATTTTAACACTGGAGACATTAATATTGATGCGTCAGGTTTGACATTCAATATGGATGTTGTAGGTGATAACAGTAACTTACTTTACAATGCTAGTGGTTATGATGGACACAACTTTGTGTTGAGAGGCATTGGTAGCTATTGGAATATAGAAGTAAATCAAGAATCAACTTTACAGTCTGATTCGTTGGAGATAGATTATGATGGTGACGGAACAAGTGCGACAGCGAATACTATTTGTATTAGTCAGTCTGATTCTGGTCTTAACTCCAACTGCGGTAACTAGTGCTGACGTAGGCGCAGTAGATAAAGCGGTTGGTTGGAGACAGATTGTTCGTGATTTGAACAAGATTGAACCAAGGGCTGGTTCGGATATAGCACCCAAGGACGACCTTCGCACAGGTGAGGGACGGATGCAAGTGTCTTTTGTTGACGATAGTAAACTTCGTATGACAGAACATACTCGCATAGTTATAGACAACGTAGTATTTGATGAAGACCCAAGTAAGTCTGATTTGGCAATGACCTTTGCTCAAGGTACGGCTAGATTTATATCTGGTCAACTGGGTAAGGTTGATAAAGAGAATATCAGACTCAAGACCCCGACCGCATCTATCGGTATCCGTGGAACAGATTTCACGGTTACGGTAGATGAGTTTGGGAAAACTTTGGTTGTACTTTTGCCTGACGTAAACGGTATCTCCTCGGGCGAGATTATCGTTTCAACAATGACAGGTGAAGTAGTACTCAACAAACCATTTCAATCTACCACAACAACCGTTGCCGAAGTGGCCCCAAGTGAACCAGCAATCCTAGATTTGACTCTGGATATGTTGAACAACATTATGATTATCAACCCACCTAAAAAGAAAGAGACTCAAGAAGAGTTCATGGCAAATGTCAGTGCGACCAAGAATATCAACCCTCTTGACGTAGACTTTTTAGACCAAGACTTGTTAACCGAAGAAGAACTAGAGAGGGACTATCTAGAATTCAATGAACTAGATATCAACTACTTAGATGTTGACCTACTCGAAGACTTATTGGATAGTTTCGATTCATTGGGTGAAGATGTGTTGAAAGAACAAGAGTCTACAGGTGAATTATCTCTCAGTGGCACCGAAGAAGGATTTGATACGGTTACTCAGGTTGCAACCATTGTAGATGGTGACAAGGTTACTTTTTCTAGAAACGTCAGTGACATTGCAGAGGTTTCGGTAGATAAGACATCATCAACTTTAATAACAATAGAACAAGACGGAAAATCACTAGACCCCATTAAATTAAACGGCCAAGATACTCAGATAAATATAGTACAATGAAGACATGGCACGTTCTTATCACACTGGGGTTGATGGTAGGATTACGATTTCTTGACCCCTTCCTATTAGAGAGTGCTAGACTCTCTTTCTTTGATTCCCTTCAAAGAAACCAAGAAACATCTATCTCAGAACAGATTGTACTGGTAGATATTGACGAAAAGACTTTAGATAAGTTTGGTCAATATCCAATTCCCCGTAAGGTCATGGCAGATGAGATTGATAAGATTGATGGTAGTATTATTGCATTCAATATCTTGTTCTCAGAAGAAGACAGAATGGGAGGCGATGAATACTTTGCAGACATTCTATCTTGGAAACAATCGGTGGTTGCTATTGCACCATCCAATAGAACCAACACAGACTACCGACCACCCCGTATCGGAACTGCAACCTTTGGTGACCGAGATGCCGAAGACTTCAGACCCGAACTGCCAGGCATGTTATTTGCACAACCAATCATACATGAGAATGTATTTGGTTACGGAACGATATCATCTACACAGGATGTTGATGGTATCACAAGAAGACAACCTCTATTGGAAAACTTTGATGGAAGACTCTATCCCGCATTTGGATTAGATGTTCTCAGGGTTGCCGCAGGAGACTCATCTTATCAGATATCCACGGATGAATACGGAATCAAGTTTGTTCGTGTACCACAGTTTAAAAATATCATAACTGATACTAGTGGTAATATCACTATCGCATACTGGAATGAATTTAAGAGATACTCGTTCACGGAACTAGACACTATACCAAAAGGCAGTATAATCGTGATTGGAGCGAACTTTGAGGGTTCTAGTATAGTTGCGACACCCGTGGGGTCAATGTATCCTCATGACATTCAAGCGAACATAATCAAGACTATGATTGATGGTGTCGTTTTAAAGCGACAGGACGAATTTATTTTCTATGAGGTCTTGACAAGTATCATACTTTCTGTTATACTATTAGCTTTTATAACCTATGCACCAATAAGTGTATCTGGTATGACGTTTGGTGTCATACTAGGTGGATTATATTACTTTGCCAACGATACCTTCTCAACCTACTATTATATGGTTGACCCTATATTCCCTATATTAACGTTAGTAATAATATTTGCACATGGTTCCTTTGTACAGTTCTACACACAGTTTAAAGCTAAACAGATGATTAAGGGTCAGTTCGGAACTTACCTATCACCCGACATGGTAGACATGTTGGCAAAAGACCCAAGTCTCATGAAGTTAGGTGGTGAGAAGAAAGAGATGACGTTTCTGTTCATGGACATATGTGGATTCACCCCCATATCAGAACATTACAAAAACAAGGACGATGCGGAAGGATTGGTCACACTTATTAATAACTATCTTAATGAGATGACGAAAATTATCCTAAATAACGGTGGTACAATCGACAAGTATATGGGCGATTGTATTATGGCATTTTGGAATGCACCTTTACCCTGTAAAAATCACGCAGAGATGGCAGTTAGGTCTGCAATAGAAATTGAAGAGAAAACGAATGAACTCCGAAGACAATATAGTGAACAGGGTCTACCCCCCATCAATGTTGGAACTGGTATCAATACAGGTACTTGCATTGTTGGTAATATGGGTAGTGAGTCACGGTTTGATTATTCAGTCATCGGAGACGCAGTCAACCTTGCAGCAAGACTCGAAGCAACCGCAGCTCGAGGAGACTACCTTGAATACAAGACCATCTACTCTAGTTTCACAATGGAAAAACTCACCACTATTAATTCGAGACCAATAGGTCAGATTAAAGTGAAGGGTAAGGAGGAAATGATTGATATCTTTACAATGGACAGATAACTTCCTTTCACCACAATCCCCACTTCGGTGGTATAGACCGTAAGGTTCTCACTTTCTTCTTTTATAAGAAAAAGTTCTAAAAACTCCCCTTTTTATTCCATATTAATCTACTTATTATCAAAATAAGTGTTGACGAAACCTGCCTAATCGACTATAATGTATATGTAAAGTCGAGTTGAGAGAGAGAATTATGGGTTATGTATTGCGTTGTTTGAAAACTGATTTTATTATTGTCAACAAAGTGTTTGAGACTGTTCCAAAAGCATTGAAGTATCGAATGGAACACTTGGAACGTGGTGTTGCGTGGGTTGATTATTTGGAGGAGGTTGTATAATGGCTCTTGCACCAATGAGTGTTGAACCCGTGTTAGGTGAGTTCGTAGAGAAGGAGTGTGGTAACTACTTTCACTACACTGAGAATGATGACCCATTCCATTGGTGTGAGGACTTTCCCCACAAGATATGGGTAGGTGACCAGATTGGTTCTCCCTATCGTTATGGTCTGGTCAAGAAGACCGTTGCTTATGTCTGTGTTGATGAAGATGAATTTGGTCTCCCTGTTGTGGAGAAATGGTTTCTTAAAAAGAACGTGGAGTTTATTGTATGATTAACGAAAATGGTATAGAAGTAATCCCTACCCATATTGGAGGTGTGTGGAACATTACACATTCCTTTACACAATCCAAGACAGATGTCTCGGAATACTACTACAACCCTGAGTTGGATAAGTTTGGTAACAAGGATGACTGGGTCTGCAAAGACGGTTGGGTACGCATCGTTGTTGACGCATCTCTGCCCGCCCAAGAAGTTGACAAAATCTTTTTTTACTTATTTTCAAAATAACGCTTGACAAACGTTGCTGTTGTTGTTATAATAAGTACTTAGTTAATCGAGTTGAGAGAGTAAATTATGAATTATGAAGTTTCAATCCTAATGAACGACCTTGCGATGCTGATAGAGGCATCAGAGATTTTCACTGAAGCGGAGTACAATAAAAAGTACAACGCACTAATAAAAGAAATAACTGCCTTAGGAGGGTTTGAATAATGATGATTAATGGATTAATAGGTACGCATCTCGCAACGAACGAAAGTGTTGAGATACCGATGAACTACAAAGAGATGCAATTGGCGCTTGACGATACTAATACTATCGGCGAGTCATGGTTTATGATGACTGATATGGTGTTCGACAGAACTGGTATCGAGATAGTTGACCAAATCGAATTGAACTACATCGTTGTTAACGGTGTTCAGAAAGTATTTCACTAGGAGATTTATTATGGGTATTCACGTAAACATTTATAAGCAAGCAAGAGACGAAGATTCTATTTTCGGTAACAATGACTGCACCGCTGGTGGCGAGTCAAGTTATGCAAAAGGTTTTTGTGTGGTAAACGCAGAAGGGCCATTTGAACCGTGTGAGGATTATCCTGCCGCAGAGTTAGTGATGGCAGAACCAATCGGTGGTAGAAAAATCCTCAGACTGATTCCAGTTTCCAAGAAAGGAAAGTGGACAATGTTTGGTGGTAACTATGCGGGTTGTTCTGACTCAAGGTTCTCAAGACTTTGTGACCAACTACTCGGTGGTTCGTTCTACGGTGCGGTTGCAGTTCACGATAGGGTGGAAGGTTGAAATTAGGGCTTGACAAAGTCCGCACTTATTGTTATAATAAGTACATAAACAAATAAAAGAGAGAATATATTATGAGCATGAATGACGTTTTACAGATTGAAACAATGGCCTATGCGGGGTCTTCACCTTGGGGTGAGATTGGTACGCAAGTACCGAACGACCTATCCCCACAACAAATTATGACTAAGGCAGGACTTGACTGGTCTGTCGAGAAAGTCCCGACCTTTGCAATCATGGGTGATGAACAAATCCCCACGGGTCAGGAAGCACTTGTCAGGTCTTCGGACAACAAGATTCTAACTCAGGTTGGTAAGAACTGGCATCCTGTCCAGAACGAAACTGCGTTTGAGTTCTTCAACGACTTCTGTTTGGAAGGTGGTATGGATATGCATACTGCGGGTTCACTGAAGGGTGGTAAGATGGTCTGGGCACTCGCCAAGATTAACGAGTCATTCGATGTGTTGAAGGGTGACCAAGTAGATTCCTACCTGTTGTTCTCCAACCCACACGAGTATGGTAAGTCAATCGATGTTAGATTCACCCCAATCCGTGTTACTTGTATGAACACCCTTGCGATGGCAATCAAAGGTTCTGCGGTTAACGGAATGAAACTTAATCACCGTAAGGCATTTGACCCTCGTAAAGTAAAAGAGACTATGGGTATTGCACACGAGAAGTTTGAACAATACAAAGATGTTGCTCAGTTCCTTGCTGGTAAACAGTTCTCTATGGACGCACTGGTTCAATACTACAACGATGTGTTCCCTAGAACGTATCAGGGTAAAGAAGAAGTCGAAGTCAAGACGATTCAGGACTTGACCTCTAATGGTCAGAAAGCGTTTGAGTTCTTGGAGTCACAGCCTGGTGCTGAGTTCGGAAAGGGTTCATGGTGGCAAGCACTTAACAGTGTGACCTACTTGACTGACCACCAGATGGGTAGGGAAGCGGACTCAAGATTGACTTCCGCATGGTTCGGTGCTAACCAGACCAGAAAAATCAAAGCAGTGGAAAGGGCAGTCGCATTAGCGGCTGCTTAATTGATTGATATATAGGAGTACGTTTTATAGTGAAACGTGGTGAGAAAAGTTTAGCTGTAAGAGCAGAGCAACAGATTTCGATTTGTTGCGAAACTCTTTGTGACCGTGAAACGGTAATAGAATATATTGACGAACTTAAAGTGGAAATCGCAGATATGAAAAAGTATATTGCGGCACTTGAAGAAGCAATACAATGATAATTAAAAATGGAGAAAAAAATGAAATTGAATGATGTAGTTGCCGTTATGTGCAACAGTGGTGAATATGTTGGTAAATATTCCAAAGAAGATGACACTACGGTAACAATTACCGACCCTCGAATGGTAGTAAGTACCCAAGAAGGTCTGGGATTTGCACATGGTATCTGTGTTACTGGTGAGGCTGATGTCCGTACCGTTGACATATATAAGTCTAGTGTGTGTTTTGTAACGCCTGTTAATGATGATTTGCGTAAAGCATATATTAAAAACACGAGTGGACTTATCGTCTAATGAAACGTAGGATTCTATGCGTAGATTACGGTCTATGCAATTTCCACAATCTAAGGATACTGGCAGAGGCTGGCCACGAAGTTTTTGTAACCAATACTTCGGGGAAAGCCCCTCATCGAGCACCAACCGCTTACTATAAATCTTTGGGAATAACACTATTAGATGACTTGGGGGTTACTGAACGTGAGAGTGTTGCACGTAGATTCGTGAAGGATAATAGGATTGACACCATTATCAATTCATGGCCTAAGTTTATTGTACCAAATGAATGGAAACGTGACCTAGACTATATTGGACTTAGCGAAGAGTCCGCATGGTTAGAATGTCGTAAGTGGTGGACAAGACAACATATCGATGAACTTGGAGTTAAACTTCCGAAGTTACTGGATAAGGTAACTGCCCCTTGTGTAGTCAAACCAATACAGACATCTGGAAATAACGATAGTGCGTCAATTGTTCTCAATCAAAACCATGTCGATTGGGTAGGAAGATTATTAGACGTAGACCCAGCATTCGATTATTATATTGAAGAGTATATCTCTGATAACATTGAGACCAATGTTGAGTTTGTTGTCTCTGGTGGTAAGTGGTCTATCTACCATCATCAACAGGTGATGGGTGAGGATGATGCAAAAATAGCTGGTAACTTTACTCACTGGACTCGTTTTGCAGGATATAAGAAATTGTCTGGTAAAAATCTTGAAATCACTCTGGATAATGCAAAGGTCATTCTAGACTGGGTAGCGACACTGGGCGGTGATTATCTTGGTCAGATTACTGGACTTATCAAAGATGGTGAGTGGTACTTCTGTGAGATAAACTCTCGACCCGAACAATCCAATAGTCTGCCTTACTTTATTACTGGGGATGAATGGTTGGAAGCAATGCATGGGAAACCTGAGATAATCGGAGACTCATATGGTGAAGTTCAGAAGGTGGTACTACAACCCGACTCTCCAGATGTCCCATATCCATTTCACCTACATGAGAAGTATGGAGTTAATATCCCATGTGGACTAGACATCCTTGCTGGTAAACACCGACTATCTCGACAGTTTAGGAAAAGGTCACCTGATAAATGTATCGGAATTATCGTGGTTGACCGCAAAATACCCACAGATTTCATCGATGAGATTGAAAATAATTCCAAATATTCTGTAAGTCATTGTTTTTTATAGGAATCTTATTTTCGAAATAAGTTGACAAACCTTGCCCAATAGACTATAATGTATATGTAAAGTCGAGTTGAGAGAGAGTTTATTATGCAGATAACATACAAAGGATATTGCGCTCTGGGTGGCGCATCTAATCCAAGACTTTACTCACGAACTGTGTATTTGGGTAAACACTATATGCACACCGCTTATTACTTGATGGGGTACTAATATGTATAGTATTGAAGGTCGTCACGCTAAACCAGAAATCGTTGCGGAGTACGTTATCCGTCTTATGCAAGCTTTGAAGATTCACCGATTCACCGCCAAACATATCACCGTCAAGTTCAAGTCTGAACTACCTGACTATGCTCAGGGACTTTGTGAGGGTGATAAAGATTACGCCTACATTCAGATAGGTAAGTTCGACCAAACCTTTCTTCAACAGATGCAAGCACTGGCCCACGAGATGGTACATGCTCGTCAGTTCCTTCGTGGTCAATTGAGTGCTGAAGGTGTGTGGAAGTGGAAGGGTCGCAATGCTGACAACTACGCTTACACTAACCAACCTTGGGAAAAAGAAGCCTACCGTCTCGAACGTGAATTGTTCCTTGATTGTTTCCCGTTTGAGAAGATGGTGTAATTTAGGGGTTGCCGATTGTTGTTTTGTGTGATATAATACTTGTATTGAGAATGAGAAGAGAGAGGTGATTATATAATGGAACAGTGGAAATTGCGTTACCAAACCTATCTGTTGAAACACGAAGCAAAACAGAATCGTGGTGCAAAGTATTCTCGTGATACTGAGAAGACCAAGACCTATAAAGCGGAGTGGTCATTCCAATCTAGTGCAGAGATTCCTGACTTCAAAGACCTTAAAGAAGCGCAGAACTTTGCAAAGAAACTCTACAAGAGTAAGACGTGGATTAAATTGTGGCAGAAATCTATTGAGAATGATGTTGGTAAAATCTTTAACGGACAACCTCAAGTAGTTGGTATGTCACGTAAGAGTAAAACCATGGCGGGATACACCAACGGTACTACCGTTACACTTTGTCCTGTTACTGGAATGAATAAGTATGTACTGTTACATGAACTTGCACACTGTCTCGGACACATGCATCACGGACGTTCGTTCCGTCAATGCGTCCTGAGTCTGGTTGGTGCATTCATGGGTGCGAAAGAAAAGAAAATTCTGAAGGCGGAATTTAAGAAACGTAAACTCGCTTGTGGCGAGGCACGTAAACCAATGACCTATGAACAGTGGGTCTCTTCTGTAAGACGTATGGAGAAAATGCGAAATGAAAATGAAAATTGAAATTGATAGTAGTGCTTGGTTCACCGAGAAGGGTGTAGAAGTGACAACCTTTATCGGAAACTGTGATGAGCCTGTCGTGGAAATAACAGAATTGTATAAAGATTTGATTGATAAGGAACTTGATGCACATCGATTCCCCGATGGGACGATTGACGAGAGGGCCGAAGATTTTGTCTTAGCGCTTGAGTCAGCGGCCGCTTATGCGAGGAAAGAATTGGAGTTCAGACGTGGTTAAAGAAGTACCGACACTCGAAGAAATTGAAAACAGTAATCGTTGGCAGAAGTCAGCTACACCTAAACAAGACCTTAGTTGGTACATAAAGTGGGTAGCGTCCGTCTTGATACTTGCTGGAATGTCTATTCGAGGACTTGAAGGATTTCAGTTGTGGGACTTGACAATTTCTGCGGCAGGTGTTACTCTATGGTTATGGGTAAGTATATTATGGAAAGACCGTGCATTGATTGTTGTGAACAGTGTTGGTCTATTATTATTGATTCGCAACCTTATTGGAGCATTGAATGTTTGAACATGAGAACATAGAACTGACTGAAATGGATGCAGTCACAACCGAAACTGGTCGTAAATACAGGACACCAGACGGGATTGACCTACCATCTATTACAACAGTACTGTCTATTCTGTCTCGTGATTCTATTGCGAAGTGGCGTAAACGTGTGGGTGAGGAGGAGGCAAACCGTGTCTCTACCCGTGCCTCTGGTCGTGGTACACGTGTTCACGAAATCTGTGAAAAGTATGTGGACAATGACCCCGATTATAAAGAAGGTTATACACCCGATATCATTGAGTCATTCATGCAGTTACAACCTATCTTGGATGAACGTCTGACTAAGGTCTATGCACAAGAAGCGCCTCTCTACTCCACCCATCTTGGGGTGGCAGGTCGTGTTGACTGTGTTGGTATCTTTGATGGTAAACTATCCATCATCGACTACAAGACCTCTATGAAACCTAAGAAACTAGAATGGGTCAAGAACTACTTCATGCAAGAAGCTGGTTATGCTGTAATGTGGGAAGAACGTACAGGAATGCCGATTACTCAATTGGTTACCATCATCTCTGTTGATAACAGTGAACCTCAAGTGTTTATTGAACACCGTGACAACTGGGTGAATACTTTGCGAAATACCATAGAAAAATACAACGAGGAGCAAAATTCGACTTCCATTTTGTTATAAATAGTGGTATAATACACTTTTATAACTTATGGGATATCGATGTTACAGTTTAGTCAACTCAACGAAACTTCCTTAACTTTTGGGGAAATTGTGCGTCCTGATAGGGCGTATCGTGCTGACCTATTCATTACGAAATACAAATCTGGAGAACCCTTTGAGACTACTGGTGGTGATAAGGTAGTTCTTCAGTATGACCCCTCAGTAGAAAAGGCAATTCGCACTGGAAATAGTAAAGGTCTACCTACCAAAGCACTCAAGACTCTGGATGGCCAAGAACTTACGTTCGGTAAACTAAAGAAGACCGCAGAGTTTGGTGGTGGTCGTGGTTCTGGTGGTGGTTCAGATAACACTCGTGCAACCGAATCCGCACAATGTGTTTATGCACAATTGATGTGGGACAACCCCAATACAAAATTCTCTCCTGACGAACTCAAGTCTGCATTCCAGAAAACAAATACCGATGCCAAGTTAGACGAGATTCTACTGAATGATGACCAGTGGATTGCATCATCTATTAACGGTGCAAGGATTCTTCATAAAGTATTGAAGAAGAAACAGTATACATGGCATCGTGGTTCACAGTGGGTTTCTAAACTTGAAGAAGTATTCAAGAAACTCAATAGTGAAGAGAAACTATTCAGTAACGTAAATAAATGGACTCCCGCAGATATCTGGGCAGTCGCTCGTGGTGCAGAAAACAAATACAACATTCATGGTGCAAAAAGTTTCTCAGAACTTAACAATGAACTCTTGAAAGCATATGCCGCTCGTGATATAATGGGTATATCACTCAAGAAGATTGGGAAGAAACCTAAATTGTCACAAGTAAATTTCCGTGCGCCATTCGTACCACCCAAATTTATCAAACAAACCTTCGGTAAGAAGAACTTCTATGGTGCAAAGGACGGATACTTGTACGGGTCTGGTGGATTCCAGATTCAGTTCCGTACCTTTCCAACCTTCCAATGTGAGATTGTTGGTAAGAAAGCGAAACATGGTAAGGTGTCCTATGGTGGTATCAGTGATGCAATGAAAGATGCAACTGGTAGACCCCTGACAAATAAAAAGGTTGTTGAACAGATGTTGAAGAACAAACCCGATATGTTCTATGATAACTTCTGGAAAAACTATTCAATGACTAGTGAGAAAGATAGTAAAGAAACTCTCATGGCAAATCTACAGAAGAAAGACTTTGAGTGGAACGTATCTAAGTACATGGTATTGGAACTATTTACTGCAATCAAAGGTCGGGAACAACAAGTACTGGACTACCTAGTTCGTATCGCAAAGTCACAAACAAAGAACTCCGCTGTTCACTTGAAGGTGTCGTAATGAATTTTAATGATTTTATAACAGAACAGAAGAATACTCACATGACCCATATTGAGGATAAGGTTCTCTATGGGGGTGTGAATGGTACACGTCAAGCAATCAATGCACTACGTGAACTCCGTGATATGTTAGCTGGACAAACTGACTCTAAACTGTCAACCAAGTGGGACGGTGCTCCCGCAGTCTTCTGTGGTCAAGACCCTAGTGACGGGAATTTCTTTGTTGCGAAGAAAGGTATCTTTGCAAAGAATCCTAAAATCTATAAATCTGCACAAGAGATTGACGCAGACATGTCGGGTGACCTTGCAGACAAGATGAAACTTGCATTGAAACATTTACCAGAACTTGGTATCAAGGGTGTGATTCAAGGGGACTTCTTGTTTTCAAAACCAGACGTTAGTACCGATACCATTGATGGTCAGAAGTACACAACCTTTCACCCCAACACTATCATCTATGCAGTACCCTATGACCAAGCTGATGCAATCCGTAAGGCAAAGATTGGTATCGTCTGGCACACTACATATACGGGTAAAGACTTTGAGTCGATGAAAGCATCATATGGTGTAGACGTGTCGAAATTTAAGAGTTCTGTAAACGTATGGTCACAGGACGCAATGTTGCGTGACGTGTCTGGTGCGACCATGAACAAGAAAGAAACCGCAGAGGTAACCAAACATTTGTCCGATGCGGGTAAGATATTCAACAAGATATCTGGTTCCACCTTACGTGAGTTAGAACGTAATCAAAACCTTGCTCAACTTATTGAACAGTACAATAACACTTTTGTGCGGCAACAAATGGTCATTTCTAACACTAATGCACACGTAACAGGTTTAATCAAGTGGTTGAATGATAAGTTTCAGAAAGAAGCTGACAAACGTAGTACCGAAAAGGGTAAAATGGTTCAGTTTAAGAAACTAGAAGAGTTGATGAAGTTCTTCTCTACAAGAAACAAAAAGAATCTAGTTGCAATGTTTGATTTGCAAAAAAATATTGTTCTTGCAAAACTAAAACTTATAAATAAACTTAATAGCATAAGTTCAATTGACTCTTTCGTCCAGACCAAAAAAGGTTATAAGGTTAAGACGGGAGCTGAAGGATTTGTCGCTATTGATAAACTAGGTGGTGATGCGGTCAAGTTGGTTGACCGTCTAGAATTTTCGTATAATAACTTCAGTCCAGATATACTGAAGGGATGGGATAAACCAAAGAGGTAAACTATGGCTAAACCAATGAGCCTAAAAACATTTCTAAATGTGGACTACACTCAGACGGGTGATGAGTACCAAGCAACCAATGCAAAGAAGCGTAAGCGTGATATTGGGGCTGGAACTGACGCTGAGTATTCTTCAACGAATCCGCCTACAAAAGACGAGGCACTAACTTTACAACAACGTATGAAGTTATCTCGTTCTCTCAAAAAGAACAAAGCAAAAATTGCTATGGGTCGCAAACGTGCTGCCCGTAAAGTCGCTGATGTTGACACTTTAAAAAAACGTGCAAAGAAACAAGCACGTATGCAATTCTTTAAAAAAGTCACTAAGGGTGTGGATAAGGGTGAAATGTCAATGGGTCGCAGAGCGTCCATTGAGAAACGCCTAGATAAGATGAAACCCAAGATTGATAAACTCGCAAAGAAATTACTTCCGAAGGTTCGTAAAGGTGAACTTGAACGGAAGAGAGGTGGAAACAAAAGTGATTAAAGATTTTAAATCCTATCTAGTCGAAGAGGCTAAAGAGGTTTATTTTACGTTTGGTAGAATGAATCCGCCTACGATTGGCCATGGAAAAGTATTAGATACCATTGCACAAAAGGCCAAGGGGGCAGACTGGAAGGTCTATGTCTCTCAGTCTACTGGTGCAAAAGACCCACTATCATATTCTGACAAAGTAAAACACCTACGTAAGATGTTTCCGAAACATGGTCGTAACATCATGGTCGATAAGGGTGTGAAGAGCGTATTCGATATTGCTGCCAAGTTGTATGACCAAGGATACAAGAAAATCACTATGGTAGTCGGAGAAGACCGTCTACGTGAGTTTGATGTCCTGTTGAATAAGTATAATGGTAAGAAAGCACGTCACGGATTCTATAACTTCGAGTCTATCAATGTTGTGTCGGCTGGTCGTAGAGACCCTGATGCCGAAGGTGTGGAAGGTATGTCTGCGTCCAAACAACGTGCCAATGCCAAAGAGAACGATTACCAATCATTCACACAGGGTGTTCCGAAAGGAATGTCTGACCGTGATACTCGTAGATTGTTTAATGATGTTCGTAAAGGTTTAGGTCTCAAGGAAGAGCATTCTTTTAAACGCCACATCGAACTACCTAAAGTCTCTGACCTGAGAGAACAATTCGTTAAAGGTGAGTTGTTCGAACTGGGTGATACTGTTGTTATCAAAGAAAGTGATGAGGTTGGTACAGTATCAGTCCTTGGCGCTAACTATGTCATCGTAGAATGTGGTGACCGTAAAATCCGTAAGTGGTTAGACGCAGTAGAGTTGGTAGAGAAAAAGGCAGTCCAAGACCCTGATATCAAAGACAAGGAAGGTACTCAACCTAAGAAGTACTATGCAGGTTTAGAGAAGTCTACCAAGAGTAAGCGTGATGCACATTTCAAGAAACATGGTAAGAAGGCAGACGATGATGATTCCGCCTATAAACCCGCTCCTGGCGATAAGACAGCAAAAACGAAACCATCCAAGTACACCAAGCAGTTCAAGGACATGTATGACGAAGACTGTTGGGACGGTTATAAACAAGTCGGTATGAAGAAGAAGGGGAACAAGACTGTTCAGACCGAAGATGTGTCACAACAAGAACTTAATGACCTAGAGAAATTCGCAGACAGACTCCTCAACAAGTTCGATGTCGATATTGAATTCACAAGGCATTTCGCTGACCGTATGAATGACAAACGTAACAAACCCGCAATCACTGTGGCAGAGTTACAACGTCTGTTCAAGAAGATGGCCCAGAACAAGGGTAAGAAGATTAAGAAACACGGTAACAGTGAAGCTATTCTCAAGGACATGCAGTCCGACCTAAATCTGCCTGTGGTTATCAACTGGAAGAACGGTGAGTTCGAAGTTGTTAACAAAACAATAATGCGTAAGAAGGCATTCAAGTCACCTGACCCAGAACTCAAGTATGAAGGTATGGCATTCGACAAACTGAAGTCTATGACTGTCGGTAAGAAACAGTATCAAGACGCATTACAAGCCCTGAAGAAACTACTTGCACGTAAGAAAAAAGAGAGTGGTGGTAAACTAAGACACTCTACCCACTACTACGCCATGCAGATTGCCAAAACCTATAACAACATGAATGATAAAGTACTTCATAAAATGTTGGGTGAAGAAAGTGGTGCAGGCGAAGAAGGTACGGATAAACTTCTGAAGAAGTATAAAAAAGATACTCCGATGGAAGAAGACGCAGTTCAAGATGCAAAAGACCGTATCAAACGTGAGAAAGAACAAGATAAGAAGAAACACGATTCACTACTTGACCGTGCCAGACTTGCACGTGCAAGAACAAAAAATAGAAATACTAGACCCAATGAATAAATTCAATCAACATATTGAAGAAGGTGCGTTGGCTGATAAGTCCAAGAAGTCTGGTATATCTGTCGATACATTAAGAAAGGTTTATAATCGTGGTGTTGCAGCATGGAAGACTGGTCACAGACCAGGCACTACTCCCCAACAATGGGGATATGCTCGTGTTAATGCCTTCATAGTAAAAAAGAAAAAAGGTGGTCTGAACCACGATAAGGATTTAGCGTAATGAAAACATTAAAAGAACTCAGAGAAAAGACTCTGACTCCCGCAGAGAAAAAGAAACGGGAAGAGATTGCCAAGTCAATGGAGAAAGACAATCCTGACATGCCTATGGGCAAGAAGATGGCGATTGCTACTGCCACCGCAAAACGTGTCGCTGAAAGTGACTTCGAACCTCATATGATGTATGACCCGAAGACTGGTGAGTCCGAGAAGGCAGAGAAACCTGAAGACCATGAACGTCTGAAGAAGAAGGGTTATACTCACGAGAAACCAGAAGTTAAAGAATCCAAATCCGCAACACAGAGTGATGATGATTGGGTTGTAGTTGGAAAGGGTAGAAAACCTGTTCGGTTTTTGAAGAATCCCAAAAATAATAAAGCACCTCGCAACTGGCAAAAATCTTCTGATGAACAAGAAGTAATACGAGTGAGTAAAGCCAAGCAGATGGGTATAATTAAGAAAGAGTCAGTAGAACTTGAGGAAGCAAAGTCCTCATCTGGTTACGAACTCTATCACCGTGATTTCTCTGGTGCAATGCAACACGCATATGCACACGCAAAGAAGAAAGGTTTTACTGTAGACAAAGACGATATTGATTCCAAGGTTGCAATGGGGCCAAAGAGACCATCCAGTGGTAAGACTAATAGGTATATCCTAGATACCAACAAGAAACAAAAACTTCACGTACAGGTTGCGAACCTAGACAACAAACGATATGAGTTAAATATGTATATAGAATCTGTTGAATCCCTTGATGAGTCCGTCATCTCCGATGTCAAGGACATCGTTGCAAACAAACAAGCGAAGAAAATCCAAGGTGTTATGGTTGATATGTTCACCGCATCTGCTATCTCACAAATTTACGACAAAGTGAATGATGCGAATAAGGCGAAGATGGACAAGTTAAAGATTACTAAACTTGCTGACCTCGCAATGAAACTCATGAAGAGGGAAGATTTTGTCACAGAGAATACTCGTGCAAAGCGTGATGCCATGAGAGCCATGGGTAAACGTGGTAAAGATAGTGCTGATATAGATATGGATGCAACTGACGATGACCGCAAGGCAGCATCTAAAAATGTTCTTATGCAAATCCGTAAAGCGTCTGACCTACCTAAAGGCGGTGAGATTGAGTTCCCTGACAGTGGTAAGAAAGGTAAGATTTCACAGGATGACGCAAAGAAGATTTCTAAATTGTTTGACATATTGAAGAAACCACAGGACAAAGAAAAGTTTCAGAAAGTAATATCAAAAGACCTGAAAGGTATTCAGGCACTTTTAAAGAGGTTAGGACGATAA